TGCAAACGGTAACATGGTTAAAGGCGTGGCAACAGGTAACCTGTCCCTGGCGACCAACTCTAACATCATCGTGATCACCGCACCCACTGCACAGATGGTTGCCCGTGAACTCGGTGGTGAGCTGTCCAACTTCAAGATCCGTGAAAGCGTGTTCAAGACCGTTCACTGCAACATCCTGGTTATCGTTGATCAGGACCGCGGCATGGTAACGTTCTACTACCGTGGCGAGACCATGGCGAACGTCGTTTCTGCGTACGACCTGAAGCTGTCTAATAAAGGTAGCGGGCCGGACATCATGTCCATCTTCTCTGCCTTTGCTGAAAACAAAATTCCACCACTCTAAGGGAACGGGTTGAATGAACATCATTGAATATGCCAAAGGTCTTTTCTCAGGCGGCATTGAAAAACGTGATCTGCTCAGCGAAGTGGATCGTTTAGAAACCGAACTGACCAAGTTCACTCTGAACGGTTACAAGCAAGCAGTAGGGCAAGGGCTGAAGGCAGACGGTAAGAACTACTACTGCCAGCAGATCACTCGCTCCTACGAATCGATCCGCAATGAATATCGCCTGCGTGCCACTGATCCGATTGAAGCCACGTTCCTGGCGCTGAACCAAATGACGCTGACCATTCCGTGGTTGCGTAAGCAGCTGGAACGTGAAGCGAAGCAACGTGTTGCAACGGAGAACGTGGATTTCAAAACTGCGAACTTCCTGCGCTACATCGACTCGATCGATTTCTTCCTGCGCTACGCCCGTTCAATGCTGCTGGTTGTCAGTAGCATTAAAGCATCGCCTGACGAAGTCGGCTTCAAACTTGACCAGCAAGTGCTGATGTCAGAAGCGAAGTTCCTTACCGACACTGCCGGGTTCTTTACGTACCTGATCGGTCTGTTCTCTCAGCCGGTGCAAACCACTGAGAAACTGTTCGATGCCGTTCCAACGGTCGTGGTGTCTGAGACTGACGAAGCCACCGTGTCCGCTGTGCTGGGTGCGAAGGTGAACGCGTTCCGTAACGGGTTCGTGCCGAAAGAGTTCAACATCTTCTTCTTGATCGGTAAGCGTCGTGCTGAACGTCGCGTGGCGCGTCTGCGTGCCGCCGAAGCTGCAGCGCATGCAATCGAGCTGACGCTGAACAAGCTGCAAGAGAAGAAAGCCGGTGGTGATCCAGATCCAACCATCGATAAGCAGATCGCTTATTACACCAACGCGCTGAATAAGCTGAACTACGAAATCGAAACCATCAACGGCGAAGCGTAAGGAGCGGGTATGTCTAAAGCGAACACCGGCGCTGATGCAATCTACGACACTGGCTTTACGTCTTATGCACCACGTTCTAACGTGAAGTTTGAGACCGATGCGGATGTCGTGTTGCTCTACCGCCAGCAGAGCGCTAACCCGGCCCTGTACGACAACTGGAAGTTTAAAGAGGCGGTGCTGGAAGTTGCAGCCCGTCTTCTGTTCCCGTTGGCGCCGTGGGTAATGGCTCAACGCTCTAACACCATGCACTCTAAGCACGCGTTGCTGTTTGTGCGTGATTTGGCAAACGTGGCTCTGGGTCGTGACCGTAGCATGTCTGTGTACATGCGTATGAATCTCATGACTGAAGCCGCTGTGTTGTCAAACCCCATTCACCTCCGCGGTGACATGGATAAACTGAACTCTTATCTCCCGATTCAATTGGTTGAAGAGCTTCGGGAATACGATAACGGTCATGCACTGGCGAACCTGTCCAATACGCCTGAGAAGATGCGTGACCTGGTTCAGTCATTATATGTCATGTTTGGTACGGCTCGCTAAGGCGGGCCTTGCCATCTATCTATCTTAAGAGGAAATGGTAATGCCTTCATCTATCCTTGATATCGTGCTCGGCGCTGGTATGAACGCCTTTGACGATGCTGCCGCTGCACCGGTCACGGCAAATCCAGAAGAGACCCCAGCGGTGCCGTCGGTTGACGTTACCGTGTGTGAAGAAGAACTGTCCGTGGTTGAAGCTGCGACCGAAGCTGTTGCTGCTGAAACTGCACTGATCAACAGCGCTGCTGAAGTTCAGTCTACCGACAAAGTGGTTTGCGCTCAGGTTGCACTGGTTACTGAAACTGCTGAAGTGGTTGCATCCATGGAAAGCCTGATTGGTTCTCCAATGTCCAAAGCCGATGCACTGGCATTGCGTATGCGTGTGGTTGAAGCCACCCGTGGCCAGTATAAAGCAGAACAGGTTGTGGGTTCTGTTGAATCCTTCGGTACTGATATCGCAACTGACGATGCGCTGGAAGCTGGCCTGGAAGGCATTGGTGAATTCCTGGTTGCGGCCAAGAACAAACTGTCCAACCTGGTGGTCGTACTGCGTCAGCGTGTGAGCGGGTTCTTCAAAGATGCGTTCGTCAGCTTTGATAAAGTGGCTAAACGTGCCGATGCGGTAGAGCGTCTGGCAAAAGGCACCACCGGTGAATCCAACTCCTCTGCAATCCAGCTGCCGATCGATACGGCCCAGCATCTGGTTAAAGACGGTAAGCTGGTTCAGAACCTGGCGGCGCTGATTACCGAACTCAGCAAAACCGCTGAAGTGGTAATGAAAGAAAACAACTCCGTACTGGCCGACCACCGTAAAGAGTTCATCTCTCTGGTGAACCCACTGGCAACGGTTGACCTGGAAGGCGCTCGCGGTATCGCGAAGAAAGTTGCTGACTGGAAACTGCCTAAGCCGGATTATGCGAAAGTCAAAATCCAAACCAGCTCTCGTACCACTGAACAATTCCGTGGTGATGTGCTGCCGGGTGATGAGGCTCTGTACGTAACGTATCCAGCCATCAGTTCTTCTTCCAGCGATAGCCTGAGCGATCGTCTTGACAACGTTCGCCTTGGCGCGTACACGCAAGACGTGTGCCTGAAAGAAGTGGCGAAGAAACCAAACAAACTCGACCTGGCGGTAGACACCCTGAAGCCGGCTGAGATTGTGAAGATCACCGAAACCATCAACGGTATTCTGTCTGATATCAAACTGTATTCCAAAACCTGGACTGCGTGGGATCAGGCTAACACCGAACTGGATCGTCTGATCAGCATCCTGGTTTCTGTACAGTGGGAAGGCGACGCTGAAGAATACGAAGGTACCGCGACTTATAACGCGACCACCACCGTGTTCACCAGCACCCTGAACATGCGTCTGGCCGATGCCGTGTATTATATCAACATGAGCTACGGCTACATGTCGACTCAGCCAGTGATGCTGCTGTCTAAGAAACTGATCGTTGTCATGAACCGCATCCTCGAAGTGTGCGAACGTTCCCTGGCGACCTACAGCGACAACAGCCTGAAATAAGGAAAACGAGATGCGCACGTCAGCTCTTGATAATGCGCTCTCCACCGGACTGGAGGGGTTTGACGCCCCTCCTTCCGCTGTGGTTGAAGCGTCTGCGGTTGATTTAGAAAATCAGACCGCTATTGTTACTTCCCTGGCTGCGGCGACGGCTGCAGAAACCGACCTTACACTTGCTCGCCAATCCATCGCCGACTTAACCCGTCTGGGCAATGGCCTGGAAGGGTTAATGATCGAGGTGACCCGCGTCGATAAAGCCAACGATCCCACCAGTGAAGAACTGGCTGCGTTACGCGTTGCCGCTATGACTGTTCGCCGTGAACTGTTGACTGATGATGAACGTCGTCTGGTTGATGAGATCGGGGAAGGTCGCCTGGAAGGTTCTGTCGAAGGTCTGGGTGACCTGATGAAGAACGTGGGCACCAAACTGGGCTTTGCCATCGGCAACTTCTGGGACGGTGTTAAACGTAACTTCGGTGGTAGCTCCAATGCCCTGGCGAAGATCGACACCAAACTCGATCAACTGATCGCCCGCATGAAAGACCTGCCGGATGTCACGTACGAACGTACATTGGTAAAAGACGATGCGGTTATGTTTGCGCTTGACGGTAAGATTGATGCTGCTGCAGTACTTGCTGACTTGCCGGGTGCAATCGACGACTGGTTCTACCGTCCGATGATGTTGCTGGTCGATCAAATCGAAAAGATGTCCTCTGACCTGCAGACAACGCTTCATGCGAGCAGCGAAGAAGAGTACAACAACATTACCGAATCGTCTGCTGACCTGTATAAACTGCAGGTGCCTGAAAACAGCAAGAAAGTAGATGTGATCAACGGTAAGCACTTTATCTTTGATCTGTATGATGTTCATCGTTCTTACGGTGATCGTCAACGTACGGTGTACATCGCACGTCCGAACCACAACACCGACATCAACAGCCTGCAGTATGACAATGCGCTGGCAACCGGTGTATCGTTCGCTAACATCACGCTGCTGCGTGGGTCAAAAGCACAACCAGCTAAAGTGACGTTCACCAAAGAACAGTTGCTCAACGGTCTGCTGCAGCTGCAACGCACCGTGAAAGATATGGCCGCATACATCAAACAGCAGGATGTCGCTGTTAAGGCGTATCGCAACTATGCCCGATCCACGGACAACTACGAAAACTTCACGAAGCAAAGCTTTGTTACCAAAGTCATTCTTCACCGTGTAAGTATTCAGGCGGGCGCGATCCTGTCACTGTTTGAAATGGCGTTGCTGCCGGTTAACGCCGTGGTAGCTGACATTGATAAGATGACGGACATTCTGAAATCATTTGTTTACAGCTCTGATTTGAGCAAGGGGTAATCAATCATGTCCGACATGTCGATGTTTATGC